GCTATGCATATTCATAGCAGTAGTAATAGTCGGAGCAGTAACACTGATAATAGATTACCAGATAAGCCGAGAACAGCAGAGAATAGAAGAAGAAAACAAGGATAATAGGTGTGAGATAATATGGAAATAGGTTACTTAGAACAGATTGACTGGGATTATGACAACATGGAATAAAGAAAAATGAGGAGGGCGATACAATGACTGAAGAATTAACAGAACACTTCAACAACATATACACAAATGGAGGAGGATTCTACGGAGTCCTCGAAGAAATAGAAGACAAACTACACGTTGGTAGAGTAACCAAAAAAGGCAACGGATTATACCAAATCACAACTGGAGGGTGGGGTGATGATGAAGAAATACTATACTCATTAATGTCATTCCTATCAAGGTTTGGACGCAACCATTATGTTGGAAAACTTAGAGGTGGAGCATTTTACTTCGCAGAACATTTGGAATGTTTGACGGGTGCTTTTGAAATTATAGAAAAATTACCTGATAAGGAAACATGCAATCCGATAATATGCCGTTGGTGTAAGTACAGTAACAATGGGAAACGTGACCCTGGTGACCCTGCCCGTGGTATTACTCCGTGCGATGGTTGCAGATACAATGAAGAATTTGAACACATTGAAATAAAAATAAGGTGGTGAAAAAGTTGATGGAAGAAAAAAGAGTTAAAGTCGAACAAAAAGATTTTAAAACCCAATTCGGACTCGGAACCGATTACAGAGCCACTGTGGGCTCATTAAAAAAAGCATTGGAATACTTTGATGATGGGCTGCCAATAGGACTTTTGTATGATGGGGAATGTGCATATTGTGATATTCATGAGATCATGATTGAAAATGGATTAGTTAAGTTGGTGGGGGATTAAAATCACCAAATAAATACTCTTTTTTTATTTAACTATTTTTTTTCTATATATTGTTTTTATCGTATTGTTTTTGCTTAACCGTATGTATTGTAATGGGGTAATCATTTATGGCCGACCATAAAAGAAAGGTTGCAGTGTGTCCTGAGTGTAAGGGGAATCAGTTCCAGCATGATTCCATCCACGATGAGACATATTGCACGGGGTGTGGTTTGGTTTTGTTGTCACCTCCTGTATGTGGGGTGGTGTTTCCTGGTTTCCTTATTACTATCAATTAATTCTTTCAAATATGTTTATTGAAAGAGGATAATCCCTTTATAATGCCTTGAATTAAGGATAAAATAAATGTTAAATGAAGGTGTATGATAAAAAAAAGATTCTGGGAATAATAATGTGGGGGGAATAAGAAACCTTTTCCTTGTCTATTATTTATGTTTGAAATCATTTGGGAATAATAAAAAGAATTGGATGAGTTACGGTAATACAACACAGGGGAATCCTGGTAGTCACATGTTTAATTGGATGTTTGATCCACACATGATTTTTCTTCAAGTAATAAAAACTTTTGATAAACTTTAAGATTTAATATTGTTTCAATTTTTAATCCTTATTAGTTTTAATATTTTAAGCAGGATAAATTATTTTTGAACTAAAATAAAAGAGATAATTTCTATTTGGGAAAAAGACTTTAACACATTGGATTGTTAAAGCAACGAGTATTACCAAAATATGTAAAAATGTGTGGAGTATTGTGACACTAATAAGTTTTCTATGACAAGTTTTTTTTTATTATAAATAATTCCCAGTTTAGGTGTAAAACGTTTCCGTCTCAATTTTTTCCAGTTTTCTTTTTTTATCTTCTAAATTCCTTTTCATTTTGTAGTATGTGGTCCTGCATTCTAAATGGAGTAATGCTCATTACTGGTGGTGTAAATCCACTCAGGACCAAAAATTCAAATATTAAAAAAATTATTTAACAAAAAAGAAAATACCCTTTGGTAATAAATTAGGGAATATTTAAAATTTTCATTTAGTTAAAAAGAAATTGTAGAAAAAAATTAGTTTATAACCATATAATAAAAGAAGAATGATGATACTTTTATTCGGGTAATATACAGTACAATACCAGCACCAATGGTAATCTGATATTCCAAAAGATAACAGGATAAAACTGGGGATACTCATTTAATAGAGAATAATGATAATTTATTAATCAAATAACTGGCAATCTAAAAATGATGTTGAGAGAGTCAAACTTCAAGTGCCAGTATAAAATAAGTATCCATACCCCTATTTGGAATAATAAAAACCGGGGATTGACAAAAAAATAAACGGTTCCCCTGTTATCCAATGGTTATTTATAGGATTAGATTCCATTACGTGCAAAACCAAATGTTAAAGAAGTTAATGTTATTATATTATATATCTATCAATCATTGTGGGAAAAATAACCTGCTCCATTGAGGATTAAGCAACCTGATTATGGGGATTACTGGGAAATAGCGTGTAAAATTGAAGGGAAATGATTATTTTGAATAAATGATTATAAAGTTTTTTTCCTTTGTCACTCTGGTTTTATTTTATTCCAAAAATAATAATTGTTCAAATAGAATTATTTTCTTTTAATCCATAATCTGATGTTTTACCTGGTGTGTGTGGGTTTCCCAGCCTAGTGCTTTGTTGGGTGTGGATCCAGTATGGAGTAAAAAAATTCCTCTCAAATAAAAGGGGTTTTGTACTGTTACACTTATAGGAGTTATTATCTGTTATTCTTCTTTTTATCTTGGTTGTGTTTAAGTGGTCATGGAAGGAATATGCAATACAATTAATAAGTATTTAAATTCAACTCTAAAAATAGGATTAGAGTGTAACAGTGTTCAAATATTTTAATGATATGTTTCCAACAATTCCAATAGTTACACATTTCCATATATTATTCGTTTCCTGGTTCGATTCCAGGCATGACCAATAACCCCCCACTTTATCCCTCACTTTATACTAGAATGGTTGTGAAAGGGTTAAAGGTTAAAACAATGAGGAAATGAATAATTTTTAACATATGTGGGTTCGATTCCCACCACAACCCAAAATATAATTAATCTGTTGATGAAAGGAATTTTTAAATGGTAATAATTTCAAAATTATTAAGTTTAAAATTATCAAAATAATTATAACGTTTACAATATTGGATAAATTCAAAAAATGATAAATAATTTTAATATATAATCACTTGGGGTTCGATTCCCCACATCAACAATCCCCCTAACCTCCAAAAATAAAACAATTTTATGAATAAATTAAATACTGCCATACTCCTATTTCTAATAATAAACAAACAATAAAAAAGAGCATTTCTTTTAATTTGGAGGGAAACAAGATTGAATACTAACACTCAACAACTAATAATAATCATACTAGGAATCATAGCAGTCGGAGCCGTAATCACACAAAACAATACAATACTAGATGTTATAGTAGCCGGACTAATAGGATTCCTATCACAGAAAACACTCACAGAAAAACAGTCAGAAATAATAGAACAGCAAACACTCGAGGAGGAGTAAATGTCACAAGAAATTGGAGACCAAACACACATACAATCCAATGACAATACAACCACCAACACAACAACTAACACAAACAATCACGCCGAAGATTACCGGTTCTTTGACTACAGATTAGACCAACTAGAAAACAATCTAAGAGAAGGACAGATACGGATAGAACAGGAATACAAGGCAAGTCACAACCAAGTACTTGAAACACTACGAGTAATGCAGGAAAACAACAACACTCAAAACCGGCACATAATAGAACTCAAAGAACAAACCAAGAACCTGGAAGAAAAAGTACACTGCATAGACAAACTAAAAGAAGTAGCAACAATACACAAACAAAGAGTAGACAACATAGACAGACGCTTAGAAATCTACAAACAAATACTATTCATAATAGGATCAGTAGCAGTAACAAGTTTTCTAACAGCATTATTTGAACTGGTGATGAAATGATAGTAACATTGACTGACATAATATTCGTGTTCCTGATAGGCTCATTATTCTATTGCTTGTATGTGTACTGGGCACAATAACAAGGGGAATACAAAATAACCATAAAATGATAAAAAACTAACCACCCCAATTTACTGGAGGAAATAAAAGAATGAAACCAAAAACAAAAACAATACAATACCAAGAAAACAAAATAACCAACAACACAGAAACTGACACAATAACAATAACAAATAAAAACAACACCCTAATACTACCATACAGCATAACAAGGATACAAGACAACACACTAACACTAACACAAGGCCAAATGCAAACAACCATAAACAAAAACGATGCACCCTACCCACTAAACATGGTAGCAGAAAAACTACTCACAACCACCCGGAAAAAGAAAACCACAAAAAAAGGTAAACAACAATGACAAACAACAACCAGGAATACAACAAAGAACTAATACTAGCACACCAATTCCTAAAAAAACAACACACAAACTACCTGAACAGCACAAAAATCAAACACGAAAAAGACAGAATAGCATGGGCACACGCAGTACAAATAACAGGACACATAGCACAACACTGCAACATCACACCCAAACCCAACCCCACAAACACCAAAAAACCAGAACATCAATAACACAATACACAATGATTAAACACAAACACTGAACAAAAACACAAAAAACACACTAAAAAGTAAATGTCGCCCCCTGTGTTTTTGAACAAACCAGTAAACAATGTTCAAAAAACACCCCCTTACTTGTTTTTATCCTACATTTTTGCTTAACCGTAACAAGATAAAGAACAAAAAAAAGAAGACAATAACACTAATTTTTTTTTCAAAAAAACACTCAATCAAACTCAACCCCCACCCTAAAAAACCATACTCAAATTGAGTCTAGAACAGAGGATGCTAAAATGAACAAACAGGACATAGAAAAAAACATCCCCCAACTACCAGGAGAATCAGATGCATCATACTACCGACTAATACTATTCATCCTCAGTGACTGTCAAGACCTAAAAGAATTTGAAGTATACCTAGCAAAAGAGCATCCAAAAAAAGCAGTAGTATACAACACACTGACATATAACAGTGCCAAAGACAACTGGACTCAAAGAATACAAAAATTCATACAACTAAAAGATGAAGAATTACAAGAAGAATTAGAACAATTATTCAAAGACCTCAACACTCAAGGGATACATGACATGAAACAATTCCTTGATGAACTCAACGAAGTCAAAAATGCAGAAATGGAATTATTTCGTAAAGGCCCGAAGAAACCAAGCAGTGTAATCTTCACACTAAGACAATACATCAAATGTTACAGAGAAGCCACAGAAGTATACTACATCAACACCAGGCACAACCTCATACCAAACGAACAAGAAAACAACAAAGAAGTCAATGACAAAAAACTAGAAGACTTTGGTAAAATAATAAACGGAGTATAATATGGCAGAGTTCAAATTCGGAAAACTAAGCAAACCTGCAAGAAACTATATCAGGGGAAGTGATGCCTTCCTCAACATAGCAGTAGGAAGTATCAGGAGCGGAAAAACCATAACCGCTCTGATGAAGTTCCTAGCATTCATAGGTGAAAGCCCACACACTCATTTTGCAATCGCTGGTAAAACCATCAACACCATCAAAAGAAATGTAATCGAACCCTTAACCCAGATGTTAAACTATTTTGAAATTGACTACACCTATAATCACAGTAACAATGAGATAATCATTGGCAGTAATGTCTTATCATTATTTGGTATTGAAAAGGAAGGGGCTGATGAAAAGATACAAGGATTTACATGTGGCGGGGCACTGGTGGATGAAGCTACTGTCATACCAGAGAGTGGTTTTCGTATGTTACTATCCAGGAATAGTTTAGAAGGTGCAAGGATATTCTGCACATGTAACCCCAGCAATCCTAATCATTACATTTACAAGGATTATGTGAACAATCAGAAGCTACTGGATAGTGGCAGGTGTAAAGTTTTTAACTTCTTATTGGATGAGAATCCACACTTGAGCAGGGAGTATGTGGAAAACTTGAAGGCAATGTATCCAAGGGATAGTGTGTTCTATAAACGTTATATTTTGAATCAGTGGGTGAGTGGTCAAGGGGCTATTTATGATCAGTTCACAAATGAAAATATTTACACCAGTCAATGTGACCTAAGTGAGTATGATTACCTTGAAATTGGAAGTGACTACGGTACCAGTACCACAACATGCTACACACTCATAGGCATCAAAGAATACAAGGACCATAACACCTATGATGTAATCTATGAATATGGTTTTGATGCTAAACGGGAGGGTGTAACACAAACCGATGCACAACGAGTAGATGACATATACAGGATACAAGAAAAGTTTCATCTCACAGAGGATAACACTTTCTACTGTTCACACGATGCAGCCAGTCTACTCAGTGCACTCGAAAAAGACCCTCGTATCCTGATGACACTTGACACCTACAAGCCGGACACACTTGAATGTATCCAGGAACTAAGCACACTATTTTACAACAATAATCTACGTATACATGAAAGTTGCAAGGAAACCATCAAACAAGTACAAGGTTATGAATGGGATATGAAAGCAGCCAGTAAAGGTGTAGACAAACCAGTGAAAAAAGATGACCACTACCCAGATGCACTAAGAGCTCCTGTGATGAATCATTTGTATTCGGAGGATATGGTGTATAGTGATTTAGTGTACATCTAAAAAAATAAATTCATAAAAAAACCAAATTATATTTTTTTTTCAAAATAATCCCAAAAAAAAGAGGAGGTGCAACTGTGGGAATACTACAAAACATCAGAGACCATCTACCAACACTACGAACACAAAACACACAATACAACGACGACCTAATAACAACCGCACACACAAGACACACATACAACCCAACACAGACCAGATACAACGCACTAAACAACAAAGACGTCAAAAAATGCACCCAAATCTATAAAACCACAGCACTAGCATGTGGATACACAATAGACTCAGACACCCATGAGGATGACTACCTACCCACCAAACAATACCTGGAACGAATCTTTGAATCACCAGAAGGCACACAAACACAAACAACATATGCTGACATCAACAGTCAGATATGGGATAGCCTACTGGTACTAGGTGATTGTTTCTTTGAAGTCAGTACGGATAAAACCTATGGCATCTTTAACGGGTTCCGGTACATTCACAACAATGCCATAATGTGGAATAATGAGAATGACTGTTACCAGTTAAGGGAAAAACCGGAAGTCTTATACGAACCGTACCAGCTCATTCACATGAGCCGTAAAGACATCAGAAGGGAAAACAGTCCATGGGGTGTGAGTGTGATTGATAGTTGTGCACCATACATTGCACTACTAGAAAATGCATTAGAATACAATAACAATATTCTTGCTAACGATGGACTGGATCCTCATACTATTATCAGTTACCCTGAAACCATGAGTAACAGTAACTTCAAGGCAGAAACCAAAAGGTTAAACCTGTTGAAGAAAAGACAACGTGCAGGTGACAAGGGTGGACTCATAGCAGTTAAAGGTGCAACCGTTGAAAAGGCCAGTACCAATAACAAGGATATGAGTTACCTTGAAATGATGAAATTTGCACGTGACAATATTATCCAAGCATTTGGTGTGCCACCACAACTTGCAGGTATAGTGGAAACTGCTAACCTTGGAAGCGGTTCCGGTGACAGTCAAAGAAAAGATTGGAAAACAACATTTGAGGGTGAAAGCAAACTCATAGAGAATGCATTCAACAAAACACTCAAATACTATGGATTCAGTGAAAGATTCCATTATGGCACGATAGATGTTATTGATGAAATGTATGATGCACAAGTTGCACAGCTACTCATAAGCAGTGGTATCAAAACACGTGATGAAGTCCGTAACGATATGGGCTTGGATAAACTTCCAACCAATGGATGGGCGGGTTACTACAGATGAACAAAGACAACCGTAAGCCAGTCGGCCAGTTAACACTTGATGATTACATCATTAATGAACAAGCCCTGTACGAGAACATGGCAAGAGCATTTGATGAAACATTACAAGCAACAATTGACTGGATGCAAACAGATGAAGCAGAGGAATACTTTGCCAAGCAGGCAGGCAGGTTATCCAAGTTCATGACAGAATCCGGTATCCGTAGACGTTGGCAGGATATTATTGAGGAACGTGCCGAGACTGGTGCAGACATCACTGAACAAATATATGACTATGCACGTCAAGTTCAGATGGATAACTATCTGGAGGAATACACTCCATCAGAGATAAAAGCACTTAACAAGCTCTGTGACTACAACTATGAACTCATAGTGAATGTCACCGAAGACCAGATAAGTGGTATTCGTCGCATGCTCGTACAAGACTATGCTGAGGGAAGAAACCCCCGACGTAGTACCCTACGAGAAGAATACGAAAAAATACAACTGGAACCTATCAACCACTTATCACCGGAAGAACGGGCAGTGATGATTGCACGTACTGAAAGTGCAAGAGCTTTGAATACTGCATCACTTGAGTGTTATCGTAATGATGGATTCAGCCGGGTGGAACTATACGGTTCCAGTCAGTGTGATGAATGTGCACAGTATGCTCTTGGTAGTGATGAGTATCCTGATGGTGTTCCCATAGAGGAAGCACTGGAAATTGAGGTGCCACATCCTAATTGTCGGTGTTCGTGGATTCCAGTAGGTGAGGTGCAACAACAATGACAACAAAGAAATTTAAGATAATAAACGAAACAGTGAAAAGCATTGATGAAGACGGAGTACTCTATATTGAAGGTATTGCCAATACCGGACAGAAAGACCTTGTCGGAGATGTTGTAACAGAAAATGCTCTGCAAGAAATTGCAAGCCAAGCAGTGAATCGTAACTTACACTTGGATCATGACACTGACCTTGATGGCATTATTGGTGTCATCACGGAAGCTGAAGTAGTTGATGAGGGTGTGAAGATTAAGGCTCGTATCCTTCAACGCTTCTCTGATACTATTCGTGAGTTGCTAGGTGAAGGTGTAAGGCTTGGCTTGAGTATTGCAGGTAAAGCTTATTATGAGGATAACAGTTTTGAGAATATTGTTAACTGGAATTTGACTGAAATTAGTTTAACTCCTATACCTTGTGATCAGGGTACTATGGGTTCGGTTGCTATTGTCAAAAGTTTTTCAGAGTTATCCCAGACTATTTGTGGAGAGGAAAAGATGGCAGAAGAAGATGTAAAATATATTACGGAAGAAGCAGTTGTTGAATTGATTAATGCTGCTTTCAATGAGAAGACAGAGGAATTGCTTGAAGTACTTCGTAAAGAGTTTGAAGGCAAGTTTGATGAAATTATTGGCAGACTGGAAGTTTTAGAAAATGCTGAAGATACAGTTGAAGAAGAACCGGAACCAGTAGAACCGGAAGCAAAACCAGAAACCCAGGATGAAGGGGAAGAAGAAAAAGCTGAAGGTGAAGGTGAAGGTGAACAAGCCAAACCAGAAGATGAAGAAGACGAAGAAGAAACTGCTGAGGAAGAAGAAAAAAACATAGAAGAAATAATCCAAAAAGCAGTAGATGAAAAAATCAAAGGATTCTTCCAAACACCAACAAAAACCCAATTCAAATACGAAGAAGCAGAAGGCAAATCTGTAAAAACTGAACAAAAAAAGTACACTCCAAGAGAAATCGCAAAAATATTAATAGGTGAAGACTTATGAACGGATTAGAACAATTAGCACAAGCAATGAATAAAAGTGTAGAAACAACCGCAGACCTTGCAGCAGGTATGGGAATTTCTTATGAAGAAGAAATACCAATGGCAACATTCCAGTACAGTCCATTACTACAATTCCTTGAAGGTAAAGGTAGATGTACAGATGTGAACACAGCCAATGTTGCATTCTTTAAAGAAGTACCAACCAATGATGCAGCTTTCATCCAAGAAGGTGGAAGCATACCACAATTTGGTAACACCACTTATACAGAAGTAGCAGACAGAATGAAAGAACTTGTTGAAGGAATCAGTATCTCTGAACTTGCACAAGAAGGAACTGATGTAGTAAACCTTCTTGAAAGAGAAGTTACAAGAGCATTCCTACAAATCAACAGTAAAATTGATTACACATTATTACAGGGTGCAGGAACTCAAAACTCCAATGATTTCAAAAACATTATGGATACCATTCCTGCTGCTAACAAAGCAAATGCAAATGGTCAGATAACCGAAGGAGCACTTGATGACATACTTATCCAGGTTATTGATAACCAAGGTGGTCACCCTGATGCTATTGTAACAGACAGCTTTGTAGCAAAACAACTCAAAGCAATCGCAGCACCATACAGAAGATACAATGATAAAGTAGACATTGGACTTGGTTTCAGAGTAGCAACCATTGAATCACCTGATGGTATGGAAGTACCATTACTTGTTGATAAAAACATGCCTACCGCAAACAGTGGAGCAGAACACAAATTATTAGTACTTGACAGTTCAGCTGTTGATGTAAAATACTTACACAGGCCAGCTGTTAAAGTATTATCCAGTGATAACCTTGCAGAAAACCTTGTTGTACGTGCTCACGTAACTGCTATGAACATTGCTCCATTCCGTTGTGGTCTTATTGAAAAAATCACCGCATAAATATCTTGGTGGTGGATATGTATGAGTATGGTTGACGACCTCAGAAACATGCTCATAGCACATGGCATAGATGGTGAGAAGTATACGGACACTATGCTTGAAAGTATTATAACTGAGGCACGATTACTTGTGGATGAGCCTTACATGTTTGACACTGAATCAGAGGATTATACTCCGGATTTTTGTGATGACATTTACATGACAGAGGATTACCCTGTAATACCGGAGAGCTTACATTTTGTGGTTGATGGTGAGGAGGTAACTCCTCGTAAGGTAACCAGTGATGGAATAGTTTATCTTCCTGGCCGGGTTAGTGGGGAACTAACCTGCACTTATACTGTAGGACTTGGTAGTGATGACATTCAACAGTACATGCTACCTATCTGTGTCAGTATCGTGAAAGACAGTGAAGGACAGAATGTGGCTGGAGTTACTGAGGGTGATGTCAGTACCACTTACTACATGAACTATGGTAACACCGACACTACAAGTATTGACAGTCTGGTTATGAAGATTCGTAACAAGTATAGTGGAAGGGTGTGTTTCATATGATACAATTCCCTAATGCCACATTACACCGTTACTCCTTATTCGAGAATGGACGTGGAGTGTATGGTGAAACGGTAACAGAATATGTGTATGTTGATGACATCACAGTAGACTTTCAGAATGAGAACAATGTAGAGATAGCAAAGGACTATGGTGTAGAGTTACAAAACCTGTACAAAATATATGTAGACCTGAACACTCCATTATTGGATACTGATCAACTACGTGATGACAAAGGACACACTTATCATATCTTGGGTAACATCAAGGAATATGACCACTTCCACCATTACAAAAAGGCACACTTAGCACGTGAGAGGTAAATAGTATGACAGTCGAAGTCACAATCAGCGATGCACTACAGAAGAAACTTAGTGAAGCTCGTATGAGACTGGCACTTAGAAGTGCACTTACACAAACCATGTATGACCTTATGAGGGAATCCATGAAACTTGCACCGCAGGATACTGGTAACCTCCGAAGGTCACATAGTGTGGCAATTAATCTCAGTGGGGATATGATAGAAGGGCTGTTGAAGAACAGTGCTAATTATTGGCAGTTCGTAGAGTTTGGTACCAGTAAGATGGATGCTAAACCTTTTGTCACACCCGCACTTGCTACTGTAGCACCGGCTAATAAGATTCAGGAATATTTTAAGAAGTATTATAAGGGGTGAATGAGGATTGAATTGTCTTGAACAATACCTTGTAAAGTTACTGCAAGGTTATATAACTTATGATGACAGAATTGTTGAAGTTCGTAAACAGTTCAGTAACAACCCTCAACTGCCAGTTATAACATTGGACTTAAGTCCTGGTGTCACTACAAATTACTCTTATCATGACACGGATACCCGGAGGGCTGTACTGTATTTTCATCGCAGTGCTAATGTTAATGTTAACTTGTGGTGTAATACGGAGACTGAAAGGGAACAAATCAGTCAGATGATCATGCAATGTTTCTACATGGAGAAGACTAATCATTTCAGGTACTGTTCACAGTATGAGGATGGTGTTTGTGTTAGTACTGGTGAGTCTTGTCTTACTGGTAGTGTTGTGGATGGTCGGACTGTGAAGAATAAATGTCCTTATCCTGATAGGTTAGGGTATGAGTCTTTGCAGGAGGCTTGTCATATTGTGTGGGATACTGTCCGGTTTGAGCCTCCCTTTGATATGGATGAGGAGGACCGTCATCCTCCTTTGTTACGTAGTGTGTTCCGTGTTAGTGCTGATTATTATGAGCCTGTGGTGGAGCATGGTGTACGTGTTGAGGATGTGAGCTTTGGTAAGATAACAGATAAAGATGATGAGGGTGATGAGAGTAATAGGGGTATTGAAGTTATCTGATTACTCCTAATTTTTCTTCACTCTCTTTTTCAGTAATAATAGAATAATTTTTAGGATAAAAATAAGATTTTTTTTTATATGGAGGCATGAAATAACATGACATACAACAAGCTTCCAGGTGTTTACTTCACAGAAACAGTTGGAACAAATGCCGAATATGGGGAGGAAAATATCCCCTTATTCATAGTACAAACAAGTAGTGCAATAGCAAGCATGGATGCAAAGGTCACACACTTCACAGACCTTAAAACATTCTACACAAGCATTACTGGTAAAGGACTTAGTAACAGTTACAGAGTAATTGAAGATGCAATCCTTGAATATGGTAACACTGAGTTCTATGTATACAGTATCAAGACTGATACAAGAACGGCATTCATTGATGCCATTAAAAGTACTGCAAACCTCACAGAAGTTACAGATGTAATTTACATAGAAGAAACTGCAAGTGGTAACACAAACACATTAGCACAGAAAATGGAAGCATTACAGCTTGGACTTGCAGACAATGCACAAAATGGTGTATTCAGACAAGGATACATTATACCATGTGGTACAATTGCTGCTGCTATTGAAGGTGCAGAGAATGTGGCTCCTGCTGCTACAGTTATTGCATCATTAACCACTCTCTTATCTGGTGATGGTGATGGTAGGGTATGTGTAATTGTACCGGATAGTTGTTGTGGTGCAGTACTCGGCCACATCATAGCTACACCATACGATGAAGAAGCAGGTTACACCCCACTAGAGAATGTTCACCTTAACAACATGTTTGAATTTGATTACAACCAGATGCTTACACTTCAGAATCTTGGTGTAGTCTTTGTACGTTCAGAAAAAGTTCGTGGTGTAGAACAGTATCGTATTAACCTTGCAGTGACAACCAGTTTCAAAGCAGACAGTGCAGATGGATTGCTTGTGTCACGTAGAACTGCTGATGCATTACTTCGTGAACTTGCATGGACTTGTTCAGCATTTGTTAAAGCAAAAGAAAATGAAGCTAGTCGTGCACAACTCAATGGTGAAATAGCAAATATCATCAGTGACTTTGCAGAAGAAGGCAGTATTGTGAAAGCAGATACAAAATTAACAGCTACTGATGCAGGTAACTTTACTTTCAATGTTACTGGTCAAATTAGGCCTGTTAAAAGTGTGATTGCTATTGAGGTTAACACAACATTAGTATAAAATTTATTGGGGTTTGATATAATATGGTAGCAATAAAATCTGATTTAACAATCATTAAAGTATACTGGGAAGGTAAAACTTACCAGATTAAAGCAGAAAACGTTAAAGACACTGATAAACAAGACATTGAAATGACATATGCCAGTGATAGTCATGATGCTAACTGGGCAACCTTTGGTAAATGTGAGTACAGTCTTGAATTAAGTGGTTGTCAATCTCACAGATGGCTTTTTAACTGGATACGTGAAAGACAAATCAAAGGATACTTCAAAACATACCCTCGTATCAGTACATACAGGTATGATAACAGTGCAGTGAAACTTGACAAAGCTTACCGTTTCTGTTTTGTAGAGGAAATCAGTGGTGAAGGTCAGGAACCGTTTGATGTGAAAATTGTTGCAATGAAACGTACCTATCGTGACGGTAACAATCATTTAATTTAAAGATTATATTTTTTTTCCTTTAGTTTACAAGTGGAATGGGGGGGAACCCTTTTATACTCGCCCCTTATTCCCACTATTTTTTTTAATTATCCCGAGTATAGTATGTTAGAATTAATTATTATAATGGAGACATCACAAAAATGAACAAACCAACAGAATATGAAGAATCAATACCAACCGAAGAAGAATACACACAGGAGTTCCCTGATGACATGCCCGAAATACCAGAAGGTGAAGAAGGAACACCCGGTGACACTCTTGAAGACGTTACCAGTATTGAAGAAGAACTGCTAAAAACTGACTGGGTAACAGAAGCAAAACAAATACCATTAGACATGGTAACAGATGAACAAAAAAGAATACTCATCAAATGCATCAACAAATACCCAATGAACACAGTAGAACAGGAACAATTAGCACAAATACTAAACCAATACAGGCCAGCTATACAAAAAGTTGATCCAGTTGGTACAATGAAAAACCTGGAAGACAACATCCAACTCGTAGAGGATGAAAAAGCATTCCTTGAACTCGTGGATGGTTACGATGAGATTCAGGTTATTCCATTCCAGTATTATGTTGGTAATCGTTTGGTACGTATGAAGTTTGACTTGTACCCATTACTTGATAGTGAGGCTATTACTACTGTTGCTGATAATTTGTCTATGTTCAAGGATTTCAGTGAGAATGAACTTCGAACATATAATAAGATTCAGAATGGTGAAACCCTTACTCGTGAGGAAATGCTTATCCGTGCAGAGTTGGAGGAAAAAGTGAAACGGGTTACTATGGAAAACCAGAAACGAACACTTGTCGAATATCTATCATTACAACTCAAATTCCATAACAAGGATAGTAGTGTTGAGGATATGAAACAAGTCTTTGAGCATATCCCACTTGCATACCTTGCACTGCTATTTAACAAAGTACAGGAATGTAATCACTTATCCGACTTACACCTTGAGAATGTGTTTCAAGAATTTGATTAACTCCTATCCTATGCAATGCTACATAGAAGTAAGCCGTAATCACGGATACACAGTAACAGAAGTAATACGAGGCAAATTCACTCCAGAAATAAAATTACTCTTAATGTATTATAACAACAAATTCCGAACAGAACAAAAGGAATACGAGAAAATGGAAAAAGAACTAGAAAAACAGAAAACGGGGGTGAAACACTAACATGGCAGACGACATAATGATAAAAGTCGGCATGGAAGTGCAAGAAGCATTAAACAATCTGGGAAACCTCAAAGATGCCATCACAACAGCACAATCCACCATGTCCGAAAAACTTGGAAGCAGTATCGACACGGCCGGAACCAAACTCACCAACCTCGGAGGAAAAGTTACAGGTGCAGGTGAAAAAATACAGAAATGGCTTGGAAGTGACTCCGTACAAGCATTCAAAAGAGCAGGTGATGCATGTAAAGACTTTGCCACTGATTGTGTGCAAAGTGCAATGAAAAGTGAACAAGCATGGACTCGTTTCGGATCACTTGTAGACAGTAATGGTGGAAACTGGGATGCTCAGAAAAGTGAAATCAAAGGGTGGGCACGTGAGTTCAGTACCAGTGTGGGCCGTACTGTCGGTGATACACGTGAGGCTATGACAAGCTTCCTTCAGATGGGATTGAGTGTTGACCAGTCCAAGAATGCTATGAATGCAGCAGCAGGTGTAGCAGCTCGTGCAGGTATTAGTGAAGCTGAAGCAGCAGGTGTTGTTACAAGTGCACTTCTGGGTAAAGGTCGACAACTTGAAAAACTGACTGGTTTACGTCTTGAAGATTATAAGAATGCTGAAGGGCAAATAGACCAGGAACGGTTACTGAATGATATTTACAACCAAAACAAGGGTGCAATAGACGATTATGCTAACAGTACTGAAGGGCAAGTTAACAAGATGACCAATGCCTGGAACAGTTTCAAGACTAGTATTGGTCAAGCATTGTTACCTATTGTGAAGATTGTTGCTGATGTTGCTACTCAAGTTGCACAATGGTTTAGTGATTTGCCTGGACCTGTGAAAACATTTATTGCAGCATTGGTTGCTATTGGTGCTGCGGTTAGTGTTGTTATTGGTGTGCTTGCTTTCATCGCTCCGGTTCTTACTACTATTGGTGGTATTATCACTGGTATTGGTGCAGCTGGTAGTGTAGTTGGTTTTGTTACTACTGCTTTTGGTGGACTAAGTGCGGGGCTCGGTGTACTTGCCGGTGTAATTGCTCCACTTATTGTACCTATTCTGGCAGTTGTTGCTGCACTTACCGCATTATACTTTATTGGTATTCAGATGGGTTGGTGGAGTGACCTGTCCGGTATGATCAGTGTCTTTATGGATGTGCTGGGTCAGGCTGCTGGTGTAGTGATGAACTTTGTCGGATGGATTGGTAAGTTATTTACTGATTTCCCTGCCGCTGCTGAGGAATTTAATCAGTTCACTGATACGGTTCGTGAGGCTATAATGAATGGTCTTGGTCAGCTTGGTGATATGGTATGGCAGGCACTTCAAGGTGTCTGGGATTCCCTTGCTAATAATGAGGGAGGAATCACTACCAGTATTCTTAGTATGCTAGCACCGGTTCCTATGGCAATTTATAATGCTATTGTAGAGTGGGGTCCTTATGTTGGTCCTGCGGTAATGGGAGTGATAGATAGTATTGTGTCCTTCTTTACTGGAATTGGTGGTCAGATACTGGGTGCTTTCATGAGTATACCTACACTTTTAGCACAGGCTTTCATGAATATTGGTATCACTATTCAACAATGGCTTACACAAGCTGGTATGATTGCAGGAATGCTTGTGCAGATGCTTGTAACTAATATTACTACACGTTTCTGGAATATTGTTAATGGTGTTCGTAATGTGTTCATGTGGGTTGTAATGACAATCCAACAAAGACTTAGTCAGGCATGGGCTCTTGGTGGAATGCTTGCTAACATGGTACGTCAAGCGATTGTAACTAAGTTTAACCAGATTATTGCCAGAGTACGTAGTATATTCTCAACTATTGTAAGCACTATACGGCAAAGATTGAGTAACGCAGTCAGTGCTGCAAAAACCAAGGCACAACAAATACTTCAAGGAATCAAAGACAAAGTAGCACAGATACCTGATGCAGTAAAACAGGAATTTGATAAAATCAAAGACCGTATCAGCAGTGCCCTGGATAATGCTAAGAACGTGGCCGTGCAGAAGATTGGTGACCTTGTAGCAGCAGTTAAAGGTGCACTGGGTATTGCATCACCTGGTTTCATACAACGTATGATGGCCTACGAGTTTGAAAGCATACCTGGTATTATCATGGATAATGGTGCCCGTGCAATCAGTAGTGCTGCAACTGTTGCTGAGGGTATTGTTGGTGCATGGGATGATAATATGAATCCATTGGGTGTCAGCACTTCACCTATCAGTCAATTTGATATGCTTGGCCCTAATGCTTTGATGAATACTATGGCTACTAATTATAGTATGGGTATTGCAAGCAGTATGGCTAGGAAAATGCCTGGAAACAGTAATGTAGAGAACAGTACAGAGCATACCACTATAATTAATGTGGATAAGATTGAACTTGACTGTAACAATCTTACACAACAACAAAGCCGTAAAATATTGTACGATGCACTTGATGGATTATACACTGGAGGTGTATAACATATGGCAGAATTATTTGATTGTAACAACACTAAACTAAGTCAAGGAAGTAAGGGTGAAAAAGTCACCCTACTTCAAAAACACCTTAAATCACTCGGTTATTACGTAACCTATAATGGTCATAGACTGGTGGTGGATGGTAGTTATGGTACTTATACTGCATGGGCGGTAAGACAATTCCAGAAAGCCAATGGATTAACACAGGATGGGTACTTTGGTCCTAAGACTTGTCAAGCATTGAATGCTAAACTAAACAAAACAACAACAGCAACAGCAACAGTTACTGATTCCACTAAATTTGACTGTCCTAACATCAACCTTAGCAGAGGTAGCAGTGGGGAACTGGTTAAGAAACTACAGACATTACTTAAACAGTTAGGATACTATTCTGATGTTATTAGTGGTAATTTTCTTGATAATACTGATGCTGCTGTGAAAGCATTCCAACGAGCAACTAATCATACACCGGATGGAGTGTTTGGTCCTAAAACTTGTAAGAGTATGAATGAACTGATTACATCCTCAGCCAATGCTGCAAAAAGTGCAGCTAATACTGTTGCAACTGCTCAGGCTGTGAAAAAAGACCCTTATCTTGTTGATAAGACTAAGAATCAGTTCAAGGATGTTGATGCTAACCTGAATATTGATGGGTTGAACTTTGTTATCAGTAGTGTGACTTTCACTGAGCCTAGTAATGCGGGGTCATGGAAGCGTGTGGATCTTATGAATGGTGGTCAGTACGTGTATAAGAGTTATCCTGTCCCTCGGCAGTATAGTGTTGATTGTTATATGACTAAGAAGGAGTATGGTATTCTTGAGAATGAGTTTTACAAGATGATGCATCGTGTGTGCCAGGTTACCAGTACTATTATTAAGAGTGGCCGGTATACTGTGGAAGTGAGTCTTGCTTATCAGAATGTGAATTATCGTAAGGTTACACTTGCACTTATAGAGTATTTGGGATGATACCAATGAGGAGGAGTCTTATAATTATGGATAAGTACAACCTATTCAAGGTACAACCCCGGAAGGATAAAGAAGTCGAATGTAATAGCCTGCACAGGGCAATACTATACCTAAGGAGGAAATAAACATTGACTAATTATTATGAACACAGATTACATCAAATTGAAATCTTACTACATGCACTTGATGTGGATAAGGACAGATTCATTGATGAAATCAGTAAACTCAAAGAGGAAAGAAATAATATCTTACAAGGAATACATGCTATGGAGTAAGGTGATACACTATGGCAGTATTTGATTGTAACAACACCTCACTACGAGAAGGCAGCACTGGTGAAAAAGTCAAGACACTACAGACACAACTCAAAAACTTAGGATACTACAGTAGGCGTATTGATGGAAGCTATGGTTACTATACGAAAACGGCTGTAAAAGCATTTCAAAGAGCATACTCCTTAACAGTTGATGGATACTTCGGACCCGAAAGCTGTAAGAAATTAAATCAAGTAATTGAAAGCAGGAACACAACCAATGCAAATAGTACAAGTAGTACTACCACTACAACAACATCTACCACAACTACAACTACAACTGCTCAGGCGAACACACAACCCGTCCTGTTACAGTTTGACTGTCCGAAAACCAGTCTAAGACAAGGTAACACTGGCTCGGAAGTAACCAAACTGCAAACAATGCTAAAAGCCCTTGGATACTATGAACGTCAAATCGATGGAAGTTTTGGTACATACACTGCAAGAGCTGTTAAAGCTTTTCAGAGTAAAACAAAGCACAGTGCTGATGGTCACTTCGGTCCTAAAACATGTCCTGACCTTAACAAGGCTTATAAAGACAAAGTAGGTGTAACAAGTGCCACCACAGCGAGCGGAACAAGTGTAGCCGGAACAAGCACCAAGACAAACAAGGGCTATGAAACTCCAGAGTACCTGAAAAAAATAACCGCCAAGCTAACAGTAAAACCTGATGTAGTTGTGCTACCGGAGACAAGTATTGACTCTGCAACTGGTAAGAAAACAGTGAGCAGTGATGGAAGTATCAGTACCGACACTAACTTTGACTGTTCCAAGATAAACCTTAACAAAGGCAGTCAAGGAGCTGATGTCAAGAAACTACAAACAATCCTAAAGGCAAGAGGTTACTATTCTCGTCAAGTAGATGGTGACTATGGAACATACACTGTTAAGGCAGTTAAGGCACTTCAAAGAGCTCAGGGAAATGACCCTGATGGTCAGTTCGGTCCTAAAACCTGTGCAAAGTTACAAGGTACCAGTACCACCAGTAACAGTGCAACAGGAACCAAGGATACAAAGAACAAGGATTACATCATAACAGACTTCAACAGTTACAGTACCAGTGATGACATAGAAGGATTAACTCATGATGTGACTGTTCAGACACCTTTCAGTCAGGAAAAGTTGGATCATGTTCGTAAGTTGCAGAAAACACACTTTGACCTGTTCCTTGATGATGAACTTGTTTATTCTCATGAGGGTTATATTAGTGATATTAAGGTAAATCAGAATGATGACCTAATGGTACTGGAATTGTCTCTTACTGGTTATACTGCTTTCTTGAATATGCAGGTGGAGTATGAGAAGACTGCTAAACGTAGTGTGTTGTTGAAGGAGTTAATTGAGATGGCTGGTTTGAAGGCTAATATTGACCTTACTGGTTTATCTGATGATGAGTATACTGTGAAAGCTGCAAAAGCAGAAGCCACCACAACCAGTACTGGAAGTGGGGGAAAAGACTTTGTAGAAATGAGCAACAATGACTGTACAGATAATAACACATTCTCACGTATGGATTGGAACATTGACCGCAATGGGGGCAATACTAAGATTGGTAATAGTAATGCTAACTATGCACAGGACACGAAAGACATGACCATCAAAGAAGTAATACAGGATTGTTGGAGCAGAAGATCATATCACAGTCACTATAACCATTGGTATTGCCCGACAAAGATTTGGAAAAAAACGGGAAAACTACATGCAAACTGTGCAGACCATGCCCGGTTAATCAAAGCATTATGTGATGTTCATGGTGTCCGGTGTGGTATCTACCACTGGGTACGAGGAGACCTTGGTCATTATGTGAATGTTATTGAGGTCAATGGCAAAGTTTATCGTTTTGACATGTGTTTCCCTTCCGGGTATACTAGTTCTCTTTATGGTGGTTATGTTTGTAATAATCTGACTATGAATGGTGGACCATGGCAAAAATAATATAAAACCAAAAAAAATTTATGGAGTTTGATTAATCATGATTGATGAAGAATTACGACAAAAAATAGAAAAAAACTTACCAAACCATATAACCCTCGAAGAACTAAAAGATGAAGGGATAATTGGTTATGATATATTCTTCAAAGAATGTTATAAAATGATTGACAATGGGCATGACTTTGTTGTAACATACCCCTGGTGTAATAAAGTTCCAAGCATGGTTTTTGACATGGAAACCGGTGAGTTTGCAGGTTTGGAAGATATTGATTTTGCTCGTGAGTATGGTGAGTTGTTATGAGTATGGAAAAATCAGCCTATGAACTGGAACACATACTTGAACATTACCACAAACCCGAACTAAGACGAGTAACCAACTACTCCAAAGCAGTAGAAAATCAAGAAGAAATCACAGTAAACGGCACCACCCTATACAAGTACACATTACCCATGCAAACAATATACCTCAACAACACTGGATACCCAGTAACATATGAAAACCAGAAAGTAGACACGGCCAAAAATGCCTATTATTACCGGTGGAACCTTGACCCTGATGTCGATGAGGATGTGGCATTTGAATATCTATGCCCTTATGAATACATGAAGGGAGAGGCCTATGTTCCACCTGATAGTGATGATTACCCTGAGGAGGAAGAAGAATATGGCTAGTATACATATTGGAAGTGACAACATAACCACTTACAGTTCCGATAAAAAAAGACTAGCAACCTTCTGTGACATAGTTAAAAAAGCAGGCCATGATGTAGTTAATGCAGGAGTCGGTGACAATGCAATACAAGGACACATGAAAAGACACACCGCAGACATTATGGTACAAATCGCAGGAGGACAATGTCCCGGCACATTTTCGGACTTTGAATGGGGAACAGCAAAAGCAGGAGAATGGGGAAGAAAATTCGACGGGTACTACCATGCAAGGAAGTACTGCTTCCCCATGTATACTGCTGCATGGTCTGACTACAATAAATGGAATCCTAAAACATACAAACTTCCTCCGAATGCATGGGATGATTCCTTCTCGAATGTTGCTTGTCTACAACCTATCAAGAAGAAAATCATCGGAAAAACATGGCAACAAATCAGTAACGAATTTGAACGATGTGTAGGATTCGTTGAAGGTAAAAATGCTGAAGAACTAGGTAACGGTTTTGTGAAACTGTTGAATGGGGGTAAAGCCGGTACAAGCAGTACTGGTACTGGTAATCAACAAGGGGGTGGAGGTAATATCCTGGAACTTATCAAGCAGGTGTGCAGTGACTGGGATCCGCTCGGTGTTGAAATCAACCTTGACGGTGACACGGTAGGTATTCGTAGAACTAATCCGAATACTGCTGTGGCACTCAACACTAATCGTATTCAACGTAACACTGTGAATATGGTGGATTATGACAGTAACACTCCTAATGTAAATGGTACTGCAAAGGACCAGTTCCTGATTAAACGGTTTGGTGAGGTACCTATGGATGCTGAAGTTGATGATTCCAACAAGGCTCAGGTCTTGCAGGTAGCACAACGGGGTCATAATCATAGTATTGACTTGAAGTGCATACTAGGCAAAGAATATAATGCCGGTAACTGGGTGAAACTCACAATCCCCGAACTGGGTATTGAGAATCGACCTTACTATATTAGTAAGAGTGGTAATCAGGAAGAACGTGTAACCAGTCTAACCTTGGAGAGTGCTCCACCATCACGTTACGTGGAAGTACAAGAAATGGCAGTTGAAGAAGAAGTATCAGAAGATGGTACTGAAACGGAGGAATAGTTATGGTACTTATTACACCGTACATGCTACAGAAGAAACTTGCAGAAGTGAATGTTGAATCCCGTATCGGAGCAGTAGCACTACAAAACAATGCCAACACCACTGGTAACCAGGAAGTAAATGGTGGATGGAACCTACTGGAAAAAGAGATTACACAAGTACAAGGTGATAAGATGGTTACAAAGGATGGTGTCAAAGCCAAACTATTTAACCCGATGCCTGGGATTAAGTGGTATTGTCGTGGTGTAACCGGTAGTCAAGGATTGATTGCACTGGAAAAACCATTAACTGGTTTATTCCTTACTGATGGGGAAACCAGTTATTGTCTTGGTGTTACTGGTGATACGAGTGAGTTTGAAGTAGTAATACAAATCGGCAACACCGAGATAAGAGTAAGTGACCTGTACTTGAGTATGAAGTCACAATTGACTGTGAAGAATGGTTTGGAGGCTGAATTATGAAAGACATTGAATTAACCCGTAGCAGTGATACCACGTATGACTGGCTTTTTGATGGACTTGATGTCATGACCGTGAATGGTGACCTGGCACTACGTAACAGTATTATTCATGTGTTGAAGTTAAGACCTTATGAGCTTGAACAGGTATTATACCTTGACAAGGGCAGTCCTGTAAATGACATGGTAGGAGTCAAACCATCAGATAACATGACGGAGATGGTGCAGGAAGCAATCAGCAACAGCATTAACCAAATACATGGCGTACGTAGTACACATGTAGAAGTAGAAAACAACAGTGGAAACTACATTATAAAGGAAATTGTTGTAACAACAACGGATGGTCGAGAGGTGACCATAAGTGGAATTTAAGAATGAAACTGACAGATTACTTGACATGGTACAATATGCCATGAACACAGGACTCATAAATCCTGATGACGAGTTACTAGAAAAACTAACAAATGGTGAAAGAACAGAAAACCAGTACATACTAGACCTTGCAACACACAGCCACGCTCTACAGTACTTGGAGGATGAGATACAGGAAATACGTAATAGTATTGACCTTAACACTGCCAGTGGCGATGCTCTTGACCGGCTTGGATTGTTGGTGGGTGTTGCCAGGTATCCTGCACAGGCTGCAACTGTTATGGTAGAATTACATGCAGAAGTTGAACTAGGCCAAGACCTTAATATCCCTGCGGGTACACCAGTAGAGTTAAGGGAACTGGAATCATTGTATGGTGATTATGTTACCAGTGAGGATGTTACTGTGATGGAGGGTACTGCAACTTATCGTGTATTGTGTGAATGTGTAGACTTGGGTGTGCACCCCTCTTTACCTGAAGGCAGTGTAACTGGATTACGTGATGTGATGATTACTGCTACTAATCCCTCTAGTGGAACATGTGGTCGGAACATTGAAGAAGATGACAGTTACCGTGAACGGATACGTTCCTGGAATGCAAAGTACGTAGTCGGAACAAGAGCTTGTATAACTGATTACTTGAATCAGTATCCTGGCTTGGATGGTTATAACCTTGTACCGATGTATGATGGTGTTGGTACTTTGAAGGTGGTTTGTGATACATTAGAGGAAAATCTACAGGGCATACAGGAAGGGCTTGTAGAAAATTGCATGAGTATATGTGATGCACCTCCACATTGTGTACTTCCATCGGAGGAACTTATTACTAGTTTGACTCTTACTGTTACTAAAAGTGATGTGACAACTACTTATAGTGATGAGGAACTCAAAAGTGCAATCTGGTCACAGGTTTACGTGTTTATCCGTGGGGGTACCACACGTACTGGTCTTACTCGTCAGGGCTTGATGATTGGTGAGGATTTTAATCCATCACAACTGGTGTCCTATTTGTTGGGGGAGTTTCCGGAGTGTGCAAATATTGCATCAAGTGTCACGGGGGTTGTGACTGTACCTGATGCTGCTAAAGCAAATATTGATGATTTGGAGGTAGTAATCGATGTATAGAAAATATTCAGAATTTCTTCCAGCTTACCTGGGAGGAAACAATATAAGTAGACATAGCAGTATCTTAGAACATACGGACAATGAATTATATAATCGTATTTCCCTTCTTGGTTTGTGGAATGTAATCCGAAGACCTATTTTAATCGAAAGAGTACAGGAAGAACCGGGAACATGTACAATCAATATACATGTGAACACTGAATCACCCATCAAAAGCATCACAACTACAGGATTATCAGAGGATATTGATGAACAATACCAGGAACAAGACCTAGTCACAGGAGTAACACTCACCACCACAGCAACCGACACAATACCCGCAGTAATGCCACAATTCATAGTCACAGTAGAAACCTATGATGACAGAATATACAAGAAAGGATACCTTGAAAATGATGTTGTAAAGAATGATGTTTATGATCATGACGAGTTCCTAGACCTTGTTGGCAGTATCTTGGGAATACCACGAAGAATATACAAAGACGATGATGAGTATGACACCAGCATGTATGAACAAATGTATCCTAAATATTTCACAAAGCAGATGTACTCTGACCGTCACACAGGACACATCACCGAGGATGATTATTATTATGCAAAGAGGTTACAACGATTCGTAACAGAGTACGGAACCACCCCTTTACTTCCACTCATCGCAGAATTACTATACGAATGGGATGACATAACAACATCTTCCATGCTAGACCGTACCACCAGTATCCGAGACGAGATAGAAGAATATGTTGGTACACCAGTAATACAACTTATACGTGGAAATGAAAGATACATCAACATGGACTATAGTAACATGCTCGAAATCGTGAATGGTTATGCACCCCTCACAAGGCCAATTCTACTCTCCGAACCCATACTCGCATACCCTCGAGTAGACTCAACGAATACAAGTTATATTAATAATTCATATGTGGAAGTATCCACATGGTATAAATTTGAAGACCCTTATACTGAAGAAGTAGACGAAGGAGAATTACTAAATGCACCTTTTAACGTGTACTATCTGGGGGAAACTGGGAAAAAACTACTCGGAACATACTACTCAGATGATAATGGAACGGTACGTGTTCCAATCAATGCATTACCACTCCAAGAGGGCACAATCAAAATAGAAAATGTTCCGGAATATGAGTATTATACCAACGAGGAATATACTAGGACAGTAATAGTCAATCCGGCCGGTACTGTAGACATGTCAATTAATGCATGGAAAAGTTTACCTTTATTAACCCCAACCGTGCAGGAGGAAGCTTTTTTTGATAACATTGTGGGAGCTTTGGATGTTGGTATGAATAATATTTGTCATACTCCTGTAATTGACTTAGCCCTACTGAACATTACTGAACATGAGTATAAATTAACAGCAGAGTTCAACTACACAAGGTGGGGCACGATAGGTTTACTACAAGTTACATACAATGAGACCCAGAAAACTGTAGAACGTTGGGGTACCCCGATAATCCCTTATAATATACTGGGAGAAAGTGATTTATCCGACACTCACATACTGGAATGCAAAATCCAAAATGGTAGAATATATTATTACCTAGATGGTGAAAACACGGAAATAACGCAAAAACTCCCCATTAACCCTAGTAAGGGTACTATTCTCTACTTAACTGGATACACCTCACAGGGCAATCGTTTTTATATACGGAATGCAAGACTTGAAGAAATAACAACCATAACAGATGACTGTACCACACTAGGCAAGTGGCTTGTTACAGACACTGGAAACAGTGCATATATCAACAGTCAGACTGGCATACCATGTGTAAGACCACCAACCACCGGTTACCAAAGAGTATACTGGAAATATCCTCTCAAGCGTGGTACAAATAGTAGTATCAAGTTCAAGGTATACAACACAACAAATGCCACAGGTATAATACTGGGTACTATGGAAAAATACGGTCAAGACCACATGACCAATGTTAAAAGTTGGTGGGCTGGACTTGGAAGCAGTAACAACTGGACTGATGGACCAAACAACAGTCAGAACAGGCATGGTGGCACTCGTATGAGTTACAGCACATGGCATACAATAGAGTTCAAACTTGAAGATAACGTGTTACATACCTATGTGGATGATGTAAGTGTTCGTGATTACACTATTCCAACCAGTCTTAGTAGCAATCAGTATTTCAATGATTACTTCTTCCTAGGATTCTCTGGAAATGGTATATGGATACGTGATATTGAATACAATAGCAACACAAGCATTAGTGATGATACGTTGAATAGTATAAGAAGTGCTCATATGGCACAATTTGAATAAGTGTAAATAACTGATAAATGTTGGTGAATTATTATGACATTAAATTGTGAAAAAATCAACCTAAAAAAAGGCTCCACCGGAGCAGAAGTCAAAGAATTACAAACGATACTAAAAGAAAAAGGATACTACACTGGCAAAATAGATGGTGACTATGGAGACATGACCACCAACGCAGTGAAAAAACTACAAACAAAACAAGGCAATGACCCCGATGGAGTATTCGGACCTAAAACCTGCAAAAAACTACAAACAAAACAAGGCACCGATAACACACCGAAAGGCACAACCAGTAAAACACCAATCAGTGACATAATACAACGCAAAGGTGGAATAACAATCAAAGGCCACCGCAGCCTATACAACAACTTCAAAAAATTCAAATATGCACTATACTACAATGACATATACACACAACAACAAGCACTACAACGGATACAAAACGGGCAAACCTTGAATTGCACAGATTTTGCACAGATATACCTTGCAGCATACAAGGAACAGGCAAGGGCAAACGGTTGGACTGACCCTATACAAATAGTTCGTGGAGTAGTCACCTGTAAGTCCGGTAAAGCCTACGGTCATGTATGGTGCCGTGTACAGGAAGACGGCAAATGGATAAACGTAGACCCTAGTGCTGCTGCTTGTCATGGTTATGATTATGGTATGTTGATTTGTAATAGATCTTATACTGTCACTAATATTAATCCTGCTTGGGCTGTTAGTGATGATGGTAAAACGTGATTGTTTTTTATTCTCTTGGCATCTTCCTATTTGTTGTCCTATGATGTTATGACTGTTTGGTCATGATTGAGGATTATTAAATTGGAGATGTCAATATTTAATTCTAAGCAAGTGAACTGTGATAAAACAATTTAAAGTTCTTGTAGTGGTGGGATTGTCTTCTATTCCTTTATTTTTTTGTAATTGGTAACTTTTTTCAATGCCATAAAAAATATAAAAGTAAAAAACTTCACACTATGATTTAATAAAATTTTTATTCTATGCTTAAAGGATTAGGGGGGATAATGTGCTGTTCAGGACTTTAAATTGTCTTTTCTATCACTTGTATGATTATCCAAACCTATTTTTCGACTATTTTTTTAAGGATTATTTTTTGTAACATTTGAATCTATTTTTACAATATTTTTTTTCACAAAAAGTGTATTACTCACACCACGTATTATTATGTCATTTTCGTGCTAAAGTACACAGATTTACACATATTTTCTGGAAAAATATCCTATTATCTGTACCCTTTTTATAGTACTTTTTTTATAACAATATAATATGACACAACACAACACAAATTATAAAGAAATAAACAAACCCTTAGTTGATGAAATAAGTATGACTAAGGATCTTGCAAAAAATACAACGAGTGGTTATACAGTTGCATTAAACCTTTACAGCACATACCATCACAAATCTATGAAAGATTTGCTTGATGAAGCTGATGAAGAGGAAGAACAGGGTATACGTCCTAAACGTAGAAAAATCAAACAACGTTTACTAAGCTTCCGACAACACCTCCTGGAACAAGGAAGACAACCCTTAACAGTAAACACACATGTCGGTAAGGTAACGGCTACGTATAGGTTCTATGAAATTGAAACTCCCCGTATTCCGAATGTGAAAAACACTACACATGAACTGATAGAGGATATACCAAATAAGGAACATATCCGTACAGCACTTGAAACAACAAATAACCTGGGTTTACAAGCACTCATATTATTCATGTCATCCAGTGGTACAAGCCGTAACGAAGCATTAAGCATAACAATACAAGATTTCATTACAGCAACCAGGGAATATCATCATGAATCCAGTATTGAAAATGTGGTTAATACCCTGGAACAACAAGATAATGTAGTTCCTATGTTCCAGTTATACAGAAAAAAGACACATTACCCCTATATAACATTTTGTACACCCGAAGCTACACGGAAAATACTCATCTACCTGAAACATAGAATAAATAGAGAACAATATATAGCAGGCATACAACCAAATAGGAAAATAAAAACAAATCCTGAAGACAAACTATTCCACTTCAAATCACGAGTGGTGAACACATCATTTGCAAGACTCAACGACAAATTAGGTTGGGGAAAAAAGGGTACACATATATTCTTTCATCCACATGCTCTCAGGAAGTTCTTTGCTACAGAGCTTATCAAAACTGATATGGATAGTATGACTATTGATTTTCTAAGTGGCCGTAAGATTAGTCGGACTCATGAGGCTTACTTCAAAGCAGACCCTCAACGACTCAAACAAAAATACATGCACTTTATGAACAATTTAATGATTAATGAAGAAATAATTCATAGAGAAATAAATGCAAAAGAAATAGAAGAATTAGAGCATTATCGTGCAAAGGAAAAAAAGATTGATGAAAAAATACGTAACATGGAACGGTTGTTGCAGGAGTATACGGGCATGTCTGAATTGTAATTTTTTGGTTACGATTTGTTTATATATGGTTGGATGATATAACTGTTATTTGTCCTCTTATGTAGGATGTTCAGCTCTTTGCATTATTTTTTTTTCTTGTTCTATTATTTTTTTTTTATTCATTATTTTTTACTTCGTTATACATTAAAAAGAGGATACCCCCCCCCCACACAGTCAAAAAATCCTTTAAATACTACATATGATAAAACAAGTAATTGTAAATACTACCAAAAAGGGGTAATATTTTAATAAGTGGAATGCCTGGAAAAAATAGTAAAATAAGATGTTAAGATGTGCATGAGAGATAATCATATTCCCCATTTTTTTTATAACACAACACGAACACAACGTATATAAAAAAAAGAAAAAGAAATGTTTATCTCATGCACATAATTACTATTTTTGTTCACAAACCTATATTAACATTTACCCCTCCACGTTTACACAACAAAATAACACAATACATGGGGGAATAATCACAATGAAAGTAGGAAAAACAGAAATAAACAACAACGAAATAACACACAAATCACTAACCAAAAAAAGAACAATACCACTAACACAAATAAGAGAAGTCACACTACAAGAACCAGGAACACTCAAAGGAGGAAACCTAATAATAACACCATACTACGACCAACCACTAATCATAAACATCTCCAAAAAAGACAAACAAGACGCACAACAAGCATACCAATACCTAACACAAATAGCAGAAAACAACCAACCACCAATACACGAACTCGAACAAGACCCCACACTAACAACATTCAACTGCTTTATCCATGAAGAACGAACCACAATGTTCTCAGGAAAAAAAGAAAACACACAAAAAGCAGTAGTCCAAGTATACGATGACAAAATAACAATCAGTAAAAGCGGAATGTTCACAAAACTGGATAAAGGACATAAAACAGTACAATTCAGTGATGTAACAAGTGTGGATCTGGATACTGGTGTGGTGTATAACTTTATTATACTGACTATGGCTGGGAGCCCTGGTGTTACCTTGCAACAACCTGATAATGTTCTGGCTCAGAAGTTTTATGATTTATTATCGTATAAGTTTAACACGTTTAAACAGTCTGATACGAGTGTTGGTGTTCAGAGTGGTGTTGGTTCTGATGCTGATGATTTGTTGAAGTGGCATGAGTTGAAAGAGAAGGGTGTGATTAGTGAGGATGAGTTTGAGGCTAAGAAAAAAGAGATTTTAGGTTTGTAATTTCGGGGGGTATCTTTATATAGTATGAGGGTAAAATATTATATTGTAGTTTACATATAAACTACTATAAAATTTGGGGTGAAATAATGACATTCTTATTTGAAACCATTTCCAACGTAAGGAAAGCGTCAAAAAAAAGACCGAAGTCATTATTAACACCAATCCCTCCAGCAATACGAGATTACATGGGAATAACCTATGAATCACAGTTAAGATGGATGGCAGAAATAGAAAACGAAGAAAAATATATAAAAATCAAATTAGTAGAAACAGAATGATTTCGGTAAAGGTATCAACAAGATTTTATCATACATGAACTCGCCAAAGTAACCTGTAAGATAAAATCCCAAAAGTGGTTAATACCCTCAAATACTAACATGAGAATATAATTAGTATTCAGTTACTATTTTTATTCTTTTTATGTATTAAATGTATTAGTTATCAAGACCCCCCCCTAAGGTCAGGGATATTAACCACCGCACCGTTGCCTTTTACCCACAAATCTAATTTTTTATTAAAAGGTGATAATAATGATACAAACAGATAAACAATTTCAGGAAGATTACAAAAACTGGAATAGAGAATCTGAAATAAAAGATTATATCCAAACATTAATCCCAGATAATATGTCCATATCCTCTGAGGCATTAGATACATTGGCAAGTATGGTTACAGAGTATACCCATCTTCTTGCTAAGGAATTTGTTCGTGTTCAACAGTTTGAAACCAGGCATGATAATGATAAGTTCAATATTGATATGATCTTGAAACATCAAGGGCAAGAATTGGAGGAACAAGTGAAGAAAAGTTACTTTGTCAATTGTACTGAAGTTACTTTTTGAAGGTAACTAGTTACCTTACACAAAAGTCACTAGTAACTTTTAAATTTTGAAAACGAAAGTATACAGTCAATGGATTTAAAAACAGTCAATATATATTTAATAAAAAAACAGTCTATGATATATGATTGTTTTTTATAGTATATAAAGATTAGTATAATATATTAGGATTTAAAAAATGTCAAAAAGTAGGAAAATTCATCCAACAGTATCTGTAATAAGCTTAGATATACTGAAATCATACGGATTCAAACCATCAGAAGCAATAGAAAAATTTGCATTGCTCTTAGTAACAAAAGACACAATTATAATCCACAAAGAACAGTTATTGCAGGATAAGAAAAATGAACTATTGGATGATAAGAAAAACCTGGAAAACCTGATAAATAATGTGGATAATGAACTGAAGAACATTAATGAATTAAAAAGAAACTATGCTCCAACACAGTCAAAACAGTATGATACAGCATTACATCAAGTAACTTTAAGATTGAGGACTATAATGGAAGCTGAAGATAAAAATCAGTGGGATTTGAAAAAAGTTTCACTTGATGAAGTAGCTCTGATTTGTAAAGAGAATAATGTCACTGTAGAATCTGTTTTAAAACAAGTGCCTCAAAGTTTGAAAAGGTACATTGAGGGGTATACAACTTTATGATGATGAAAAAGGTTACTAGTTACTTGGATTAAAAGTTACTAGTCACCATCAAAAAGTTACTTTCACAGAAAACCAAAAGTAACTTTTCAAAATAATAATTAGGGAATGAGACTTATGATAAAAATTACAAAATTAGGAAAAAACTACACCCAAACAATAGAAAAACTACAAAACATAGGAATAAACACATACGAAGACCTGGTCAAAAACAAACCACAAGAACTAACTAAAAAAATCAATATCGGAACTGGCACAGCAGAAAACATAATCAAAATAGCCAACAAATCACTTGAAAAAGAAGAAATGAAAAAACAAATATCCGATTTAGTACTACCTGATCCAAACATGACCAACACCCCAGACAAATGGACTATCTCTACAATATATGAAAAAATACAAAACGGTACACTAAAAGTGCCTAAGGATTTCCAAAGAGAAGAGTTTTGGCCTGAAGAACAAAAACAAGATTTAATTGATTCCATAGCTATTGGAATGACCATACCTCCAATATACGTGTACTGGAATGAAAAACAAAACTGCCATGAAATAATAGACGGGCAACAAAGGACTTCAGCAGAACGGGACATGATGAGTGGGGAATTATCTTTCATGTTCACCAGCCCTCAAGCCTGTCAACAGCATCTTGATGTGTTAAACGGATTTACCATAAATGATATATACGAACGCAATAAACGGATGTATAATCAGTTAGTTTCTAGACAACTTGATGTTGTTGTCTTAAGTGGAGTGAGCAGGGAAGAAGTACAAGATTTCTACATTACTTTAAATGCATCCAATAGTGATATGAGTAATGGTGAATTGTACTATGCAATTAGGGGAGCATTTCATTCTGTACTCCTTAAAATCAGAAAACATGAAATATTTTCACATATCCGGCACTCCAAAAGGAGAGGTGATTTAGAAGCAGTTACCAATCTGTTATATATGAAATACAATGAGGGTTACAAGTTAAAACAGTATAAACGTAACAAAAATAGAACTTTAACTCAATTCAGAAAAATATCCTACAACTCTGCTGAGAATTTACTTAAAGAGTTTACTTCTGACTTGGATTGGTGTTATAATATCATGTGCCATGTTAATTATGGGAATAGTAGTGGTGCTACTGTGAATTTAATATCTGTCCTGTTATCTATAAAGGAAGATAATCCTGAATTGGATTCTGAGAACATGATTAAATGTTTAGATTTTATATTTTCAAGATTGGATGCTAATATGATGTATCCTGTAGGTTTTGAGACTGATTTCAAAAACATACGTGATCATCATACAAATTCTTCTGAAAATGCAATATTTAAATGTTGGAAAGCAATAGAACGTATATTCAGTAAAGGTGAAGACAAATGGCTAACCACAAAATCTCTAAATATCTTAGAGGGACTTATGAGGAATTAGATATTATTGATGAAGATATGAAACAGATGGTCGGCCAATCATTGAAAGATTACATATGGGAGCATGTGATAAAACCTTGGGTGGAACAGTCTCCAAATATTCCCAATGGTTTTTTAGAAATCCCACCCAATATGAGGAGGCAGGACATGAAGTATCTACTAAGGTTAACTGCTGGCAAAAAACGGTATAATTTAGGGTTTTTCTACTCCAAAAAAGAAGCCAAGATGGTTCGTGATTATATACTTTATAAAAATAAATCAGAAGATGTGTTGCCTCCAGCTAAACCTCAGGAAATGAAGTATAGTGATTGGATACTGGATCTGATTGAAAACGATGAGGGTTACAAAGAATATTTGGAAAATAATTCTGAATGAATCTATGTACCTTTTCATTCAATTATATTTTTTACATTTCTACTTCCTAAAATGTGAAAAATATTACACTAAGTTGGAACTATATATAATAAACAAGAAGGAGTGTTACCCATATGATGACACTAAACAAAAAAGAACACATCATCAATAATGATGTAAACTGGAACCAGATAAACAAAACAAGCCTACTAACAACAGTAGCAGTAATGACCACCTTCCTAATAACAATAACACTAATGGTGATATAATGGTAACTGAACTAAAAAAAGGAAACAAAGCACAATACCACGGATTCCTCCTCGGAGTCCATGAATATGAAGATTATATGAGATTAAAACAAATGGTACCTAAGTTCCTGCAACAAGTCAAGGAACTCAAGGAGGCCTAACATGATAAAGGCATACATAAAAGGAAAAAGGAGACGGGCAGAAGACCGTGAGATAAAAACCACCGTCTACAACATCCTCAAAAACACAGAAGCCATAGGTTGTAAAACCATGGCTTACCCTCTCTTGATACAACGTGTATGTGAGCACCTGGAAAACATCAACCTCACATACAAAGAACAGAGAGTACACGAGGTAATAGAGGAAATGATACTTGAGAATATGATCTACAGAGTAACTTCCTCAAATGGTTTTAATGTGGGATTAACATGAGCAGTTATAAAGTTAAAATACAACATGACATCATCAACACCCTGGGTAATGCGATAACTCCATTGTCCCTGGATGATGTTGTGCATGAAGTAGTAAATCGTGGTTTTAAGCAACAACGAAACTATAATATGGGTGATGTTGTTGAAGTGTTACATTCACTTGTAACATTAGGATTCGTAAGTGAACACGAAGGCTGTTATGAGTGGGTGAAATAAGCAATGTTGGATAAATACTTGGTTGAGTTTAAAGTAGAGCATGATTATATGTATATCAATCCTGGACTGGTAAGAGATTTTGATGAGTACCTGGAAGTTAATGATGTTCCATTAGATGAGGCATATTACAGTATCACGGATTTCTGTGATACATTGAATGTGAGAAGTAAAACAAAGATGAATTATCGGACACGACTCCGAAGATTCATAGAATTTGTTTATGATAAGAAGGATATTCCTGTAATTGATGAGGGGGAATTAATATGGTAGTAAGTGACAAAATAGAAGAAGCAAAAAACTGCTTCAATGAAGTTAAAAAAAGTGGACGAAATAACTATGCAAAGTACAACTATGCAGAATTATCCGATATAACACCAGTAGTAAGACAAATCTGTAAAGAATACAAGTTACGAACTAAGTTTGATTGGGATTTGGAGGCAAACCTCCTAACTCTCACTATCACGGATAAGGAAGATGGAAGTACTGATAAATCAGTGATTCCAATTGCACCAGTAACTGCAAGTGATCCTGGTAAGTATATGCAGGATATTGGCCGGTGTCAAACCTATGCAATGAGGTACTTGTACTTGCAGGTGTTTGAGATTGCTATACCTGATGAAATAGATAACAAGAATCAAAGGTCTGTATACAAGCAGAAACAGGTACCACAAAAACCACAACAAAAAAATGTACCACAACAGAAACCAGTACCCAAACCGGAACACACCCCCACAGAGGAAGACATCAAAGAAGCCCTTGACAATGTCTATGACCTCATAGTAACACGTGGTGGAAAAGAGTTCACACTGGAATCTGCAATGTTCCAGTTACAAAGACAATACAAAGACCAACCACTACTAATCAAAGCATGCCAGGAATCACTTAACACCAACCAGGCAAACAAGGTGAAAACAGAATGAACAGTTGCAGAAAAAGAGAGATAAGAAGAAAAGTAAAACCAAAAGACTTCCAGAAGGAAGATGAAAACAGGTTTAAATTCTTCAAAGTACGATACCGGCAGTGGAATGAAGTAATGTATCGTACTGGTGAATATCAGAGGAAAGTATACGTTGAAAGGATTCTTGACAATCCTATCAACTCTGATATTACCATTGAAGTAATAGAGATAGTGGATGATGGCTAAATATGAGGAGATTAACACCTGGTGAACGATGGAGGGAACGGAGGTTCGTAATCGTAAGTATGATACGGTTACTAAGTGAAGTTCCTTTGAGTATTCGTTCTTTGTATGCGTGTAAAGAGTGTGCAATGCACCTACGAGAGGTAGTGTCTGATGGTGGTAATCTGTCAGATGATAAGATTTGGGAATGTTATTGCCGTAAGGCAGAGTTAAATGGAAGTGAGGAATATGATGATAATTGATAATGTTAAGGGATTGGTAATTGATTGGGGTCGGTATATGGATACTGTTATACCGAAAGGTGTGGACCGGAAATTATTCATACACTTGAAGTATAGTAACAAAGCTAAACTAGAAAAGTTCCATGAGGAACATAATCTCATAGACTCTGACCTAGTGGAAAAGGTGGCTGTGCATGAGTTCATGAAGCTACCTGAAAAGGAAATTATCAGAAGCTGCATGAAATACATGGAGCACTGATAGTATGAAAAGTTTGAAAGAAATGCAAGAAGCAGTAGATGAACTCACTGCTTACACGTGTGCAGGAATACTAATAGTGTTCTTGCTCTGTATCATCTTTTATGGGATACAAATAATAATTGGATTACTTGTAGAAATTAGTTTAGGGGGATAATAACAATGAAAATACCAATCTATGACCACTCACATCGAATTGTGAGTGTTGAGAATTTTAAACCAAACCTCAATATTAGGGGTCCTTCCTATGTAAACGAGGGAGGTAACATGGGAATATGTAGAGTAAGCCGTGGAAAATATGAAGGATGTCTTGCAGTACTATATCAGTCGGATGTACATCCATCATGTAACCATGGTGAAATAATCAGTGACACTGAAGGTTTTGAACTATGCCAGAATAGAGGTAAAGTCCATCTCATTGATCAACTCCGGATTCAATGGAATGTTGGAATTATAGGGGTTGATGATGATTGAAAGAAAGTGTAAATGGTGTGGAAAACAGTTCACACCAGCACCCACCAAACAAGGCAACCCACAAAAGTACTGCTCAAAGCAGTGCCGACTGAAGGGGTATGCACGTGCAAGAATAGAAGCCAACAGGAAGTACCGTAAGAAACACCAAGGCAAAACCAGAAAATGCAGGTGGTGTGGAAACACTTTCCTAAGCATCAATGGGCGATGTTACTGTTCACTTACTTGTAAAAAAGAGGCAAGAAGAGAACAAAACCTGTTACACCAGTTACGGTACAGAGTAGTGCATGGTAAGGATGAAAAACAGAAATACTTTGACAACCTGGGAACAAGCAACCTAAGGGAACATTGTCACAGTAACTTCGAGGATGAACTCAAACTAGTAAAAAAAGAGATTAGGAGGCTACACATATGGAAGAAAGTGTAAGACATTTGTTAGAGGAATGTCAGACCCTACTGAATGAAATTGACCACCAAACTGTAGAATATGAAGATACAGTGTTTGATGGTATTAATGAGTCATTACTGCACTGTAATGCGATATTAATTCCGTTTGAGATTAATATCCGAAGAATTGAATTAAAATTGAAAAAATTGAAACTGGAACTTAAAGAATCAGAGGGGTACCAATCATTCAAAACAATCAAGGCAAAAGATGAAAAAGTCTTACTTGATACATATGACATCAGTGATGCAATACTGTTACTGAAACTAGAACGGAATAAACTAAGATGCTCCAAAGAATACCAAGAATATAAACTACAACTAACATTAAAAAAGGAGGATTAACTTGATAACACGTGAGGAACTATTACACCAATGGCACACCAGGAATAACACCATCACAGTAGACAAAGTAACACTAACCGAACAAGAAGTATACTTCACCGCAAGTGTACTCAGAGAACTAAAAGACACTGTTGATTCATTATCTACTAGGCAGGTACTGGAACGGTGCAGGTTATGTTACAGGAGTAATGTTACTCCTGGTGTATGTGCAAACAGTATTACAATCCTCAACAACACATACAAAGAAATCCTATAACTGAGGTGAAAGTATTATGTTCAAGGAATGGAACAAAGCATTTGACAAACTAAGACACAAATACGAGACATGGCAAATATTCAGAGACTTCCTGGATATGACCATAGACAACTTCACCATACCCGGAATGCAACCACTATTCACACACAAAGACAGATACACAGACCAGGAATATGAATGGTTCGGGGAACTATTCACAGCATACATGAAAGGAATGCAGAAAGCCCTCGAAGATCATGACTATTATGACTTTCTTGGCACTTGGTGGGAGAGTGATGTTAATATGACTAACAAGTTCCGGGCACAGTTCTTTACACCTATGGACGTTTGTGTGCTTATGGAAGAGGTGACTGTGACTGATTTGGGTGAGTCTCCTCGTGTGATGTATGATTGTTGTTGTGGGTCTGGTCGTTTTGGTTTGGTGCATCATCATTTGAGGCCACAGGATTATTATTTCTTTAATGACCTTGATGATTATGCTGTGAAGATGACTTTGTTGAATATGTTGTTTCATGGTATGCGGGGTGTGGTGGCTCATATGAATACTTTGACTGAGGAAGTGTTCCAGTGTTGGCAGGTAACTCCTTACATGGATGGTGGGTTGCCGTATATTGTACCGTATGGTACTGATATTAGGGGTGCTTTGAGTATGTTACCACGTGGCAGTAGTGTGGTTGAAGCACCGAGTGTTAACACTATTGATAGTGATAACCAAGGGAACAATAACAAAAATAAGGGGGTATTAGATGACTGGTTCTAATAACACCCAACTCATCATACCCCATCAAACCAAAGACCTGAACTTCACAGTACCCCAAACAACAGTTATACCTGAAAACACACCAGTAATCGAGAACCACGAGAACACCCATGAAATATGGATTCCAGAGAGTACAAGAATACTACTCAACAAAGCAATACAAGAACTAAGCATGTATGTTCCAGCAGACCAACTGGGAGACATTGCAATCATACTAAGCCAAATATTCAACAACATTGATTGTGTGAAAGTTAAGAAAAAAGGTGATTCAAAGAAACGAGTAGAATACATAATCAGAGAATACCTTGAAGCAATGACAATAGAGGGAAAAAGCCCCAATACACTCAATTATTATCGAAATACAATCATAGCATTCTTCAAATATTACCCTGATAAACACGTTGAGGACATTACAACACAAGACATTAGAACATACCTATTTAATCGAACACAATATGAACCAATGAAAGACCCTCATATTATAGAACACAAATTACAAGAAAACTTCAAGAATGCGAAAAAGTTCGGCAAACGTACTGCAGACAACAACAGGAGAATACTTAACACATTTTTCAAATGGTTGGTAGCAGAACGAATAATACTATTCAACCCATTAGACCCTATCAAGAAAATCAAATACAAAGCAACAATCAAAAAACCATACACAACCGAAGAAATAATGAAACTTCGTGATGGATGCATAACACCACGAGACCGAGCAATAGTAGAATTTCTACTCAGTACAGGGTGCAGAGTAGGAGAATGTTGTAGTATCAGATTAGAGGATATTGACTGGCAGAATCGTGAAATTATTGTTACTGGTAAAGGAAACAAGGAACGGTATGTGTACTTGAATGATGTTACAATACATTACTTGAAAGAATACCTTAATTCACGACAGGATGGAGTTCCATGGCTTTGGGTACATGAAAATCCTGAACGAGGCACAGTCAGAAAATTAGGAAAGACGGGAGTAGAACAGGTAGTGAGAAATATAGGTGAACGTGTAGGAATAAAAGGGGTTCATCCTCATAAGTTCAGACACACTTTTGCTACAAATGCCCTTAATAAGGGTATTTCCTTGGAGCAGGTTCAACAGATGATGGGTCATGCTAATGCTGATACAACACTCATATATGCTAAAGTGGCACATGAAGATGTTCGCCATGCACATAAGAAATACATGAATATGTAATGTATGTGGGGGTATATATATGACAAGAAAAAACATGAAATACATCCACTACGACAAACGAAACGGCACTTACATGTTATCCAAAAGAATTAATGGAAGAAGTGTATACATAGGGTGTACAACAGAGTACCCCCTAATACAAAAACTCAAAAAGAAGTGCAAAGAAGCAGACTGGGACTATGACAAACTAATGGAAATCAAAGAATACTTCATGCTACACAAAGGAGTACTTGAAGAAAAATACGGTAAAAAAAGACAAGAAAAATACATCTATGAACTCAAAGACAGACCATGCAAAAGTTACCAAATAACAAAAAAAGACAGGTATGGAAGAATACAGTATTATGGAGTATACCGTACACTGAATCATGCAGTCAAAGTAAGAGATGAATTAATCAAGAACAATTGGAACAGAAAAAAAGTAAACCTCAAACTAAGACCACGATACACAAAAAATTACAACAAAGAAGGAGAACTACACAACATATACTACAATGAGCAAACACAACAATACGAAGTACGGAAAATAATCGAATACAAACTCAAAACATTTGCCACCACCCCAACAATAGAAGAAGCACGAAAAATCAGAGACAAACTACAAGAAAACAACTGGCAAACATGAAACACAAAAAAGGGGAGAAAAACAAATGTACATTTACAAAACAACATCCAACAGATACTGCATCAGACAAAAAGACAAATACTATGGCACATACAATACCAAAGAAGAAGCAACACAAAAACTACAACAACTAATACACGAACAAAAAATCAAACCCAAAACCAAAGATCCACAAAGATACATAAGTATAAGATATACTGGACCTTACACGAAGAAATACAGACTACGAAAAATCGTAAACGGCAAAGAAATACACAAAACATTCAACACACTCGAAGAAGCAATACAATACAGGGATTACATGGAAAGCATCAACTGGGGACAACCCCCACATGAGTTACAACAGACACGTTCCAAGTACACACCACGATACACAGGAATACGATACATCATACAAAGACCAAACGGAAAATACATGCTTCAAAGAAGAGGTGTACACTATGGAACATACAATACAATTATTGATGCAGTCAAAGACAAAATATTTTGGGAAAGTATTGGCTGGGATTATGACAATTTTGATTGATGGGGAAGGAGAGGATATACGTGGGTTATAAAAGAATTGAAAAATATGTATACCAATACTACAACAAATACGTAATCAAACAAAAACAACAAACACTATACATCACAAACACACTAACAGACGCACTCCAAAAAAAACAAGAACTACTAACACAAGGCAAACTAAGACCACTACTACGAGGACAACACAGAAACCCACATAACCGGTACATCACCAAGACCCGCTCCGGCACATACGCTATAAGAAAAATGGTGAACGGATACCCCCAACACTTCGGCACCTACAAAACACTCGAGGATGCACGAGATGAAAGAGACTATCTAGAAAGTATTGGCTGGGATTATGACAATATGGACTGATAGGGAAGGAGAGGATATAGATGGTAATGAAAGAAGATAAGAATGGATTCCTATATGAAGTACATTCCGATAATATATTTGTAAACCTGTTATCCAAAAAGAATGATGAAAACACAAAACAAGATAACATCAAAAATGTCACTAAACATGACACTAACAGAGCCACTATTAGTGATGAGCGATTGGATGAAATAATTACCAATTACAAACAAAGAAAAAAGAATACTGATGACACGGATAATGACACCAGTAGTGGTATTGAAAATGGCAACAAAATGCCACCAGGAATACCATCCAAAATGGCATCACAATACCACAATCATAACAAAAATTATAATAAATATAATAATACCAATCATAATACCACAAAAAGAAACCACACAGCATTTGATGATGAACTAATGCAAAACATGAACACCACAGACATACTCATAACAGACACAACATACACACCACCAGGAACAATACCAGACAACAACCACTTCCGCAGAGACATACTCTCCAACATGACCAATATAAAGTATGATCCTCAAAAAGAAAAAGCAAAATACAAATATGAACAAGTGCTCAAACAAAGAAGCACACGAAACAATAGGAGGAAATGACCTATGATAACATATAAAAGATTCGGCATAAAATTACCTAAAAAAAGATGGTACATAGTAGCAAAAGAAAACAAACCACTACACGTAACATCATCCATGGAGACATACTCAGAGATACCTGAGGACACACAGGAACAGTTTATACGAAATGCCATGGGAGAGTTAGAAACAGATTATACCGAAAGCCGTATAAAGACATACCCGAACGATGTACCGTATAGACAAAAGTATCAGATGATACTAACAAAGGACATCAAGGAATGGTTAGATGATGAGGAAATACGTCAATTCTCGGTGAACATAAAATGACTAACTTTGAACGGATAAGTAAATACGTATACCGTCGATTCAATAAATACAAAATCGTACAAAACAACAAAACACTAGCCACTACAAACACACCTGATGAGGCGATAATAAAGAAGGAACAGTTAATACGGGAGGGTGTTATCCAACCAAAACGTCCTGGTGTTCAGGGTAAACCTTATGAACTTAGGTATATTTCTTGTATTCGTTCGGGTAATTATCAGATTAATAAGTTTGTTGATGGTCGGTTGGTATGTTTTGGTACTTTTAAGTGTTTATCCGATGCAATTGATGAAAGAGACTACTTAGAACAGATTGGCTGGGATTATGACAACATGGACTAATAAGGAAGGAGAGAATATAAATGGTTATGAAAGAAGAAACAAAAGAGGTTCTAAGTCTTAGAGTATATGATATAATGAATATTCTTGCATTACAAATGGAAGATAACCATACAAACACGGAGTATATTCAAATCAAAGCATTCAATTCCCATACCAAGAAATACAATACAATTACTGTAACACTCGAGGAAACACAATGAAACCGTTACTGAAAATTACTCAGAATGATGTTGAGTTAATACACAACATAATTACAGAACGCAATCTCAAGGAAGGAGCAATACGAAGATTCAGAACACCTATCCTCAAATATCTTAAATACCATCAAGAAGTCAATAACAAAAACACAACAATGACCAAATTAATCCACGAAGCACAACAAGAACAAGAACAAGGAATCAACCCTCAAAAAACAAAACTATATTCATATCTCACAGGATATCGAGTATACCTAAATAACAAAGTAAGCCCTCGAACATTACAAAATTACATGATCATAATCAAAGAAGTATACCGTCACAATAATATTATAATCCCTCAACTGAAACCATTCAAAATCAGGGAACCCCCTCAAACCACATATGAGGACATACCCTCCCATGAAGAAATAAGACGAGCATGCACAATAAGTACAATAGACATGAGAACATTAATATTATTCCAAAGCAGTAGTGGCACAACATTGCATGAATCATCGACTATTACCATAGACATGTTTTTCAAAGCATGTGCTGAATATATTGAATATGTTCCCGACTGTAATATCCAACAACAACTAAATAAACTCAAACAGCAACACTTTATTATTCCGTGTTTTCATTTGGAACGAGTGAAAACCAATAAATATTATTATACTTGTTGTAGTGATGAAGCAACACGGGCAATCATACAATATTTGCAATTTAGGATAGACTCAGGGGAACTGTTAGATTATAACTCAAAACTGTTCCCCTATCCTAAATCGACATATACCAAAAAGTATAGTTTATTGAATGAAAAATTAGGTTTAGGTGTTATTGGTCGATATGGAAAATTCAGAAGTCATGCTCTCAGGAAGTTTCATGCTAGTAACTTGGGTTGTAGCGTGGAAACAATTGATGAATTAGAAGGCAGAGGGAAAAGTGTAATCCATGAGGCATACATCAAGGACAGGCCTCAGAAAATCAAACAGGAGTATATTGAACATATGGAAAATATACTAATTTTTGATGTATTAAAAAATGATGATACTAACGATGTGATAGAAGAAGACGTCCAAAATGTTCAACATAAATTATCAAACAAGGAAGGAAATATATGTCACCTGTACAAGGAAATAGGGAAACTGGAAGCAAGAATAGAAATGTTGGAAAAAGAGTGGAAAAATTTGAACATGAGATGAAGAAATTAATTATGGGAAAATGTGATCCATCCCACACATTAAACTATGAAGATCAAATGCCACCAGATACAGGACACCTCCGAAAAACTCCATTGTCTAATGCTATACAATCTTATCTTGACTATCTTTGCGATACAATATTTGATACAGATGATAATTACATGAACAACCAAAGGGGGAAGAAATAGAATGAATGATGCAGACTTCAAGTGGAGGGAATAGGTTATGAGGATGATGACTTATTCACCAGCATGGTACATTCAACAATCAGATATGTGTACCACAGTAACAAATACTGCTGGGGCTAACAACACATTCACACCACAACACTTCATGCTATGCATATTCATAGCAGTAGTAATAGTCGGAGCAGTAACAC